TTACATCCACATAATTTGCTGCCCTGATGGCAACGGGTGCGGCCTTACGGCGTGGACTTCTCCCGGCTTCACGATATATCGCTGTACCGACTCATAAGTGATGAACGTGGCGCTGCAATTCACGTTCTGGCACTGGTGATAACGCTCTTTTGTCGTGTCAGTGATATAGCGGCTTGTACGCGCATGTGCGGCATGCTGGCATAAAGGACAATGAAACATCGCGAGCACCTCTTCCGGTTTTGTTGATGGTGCCATTTTAGTTAATTTATCCTTATAAAACAAACAGATAAAATAAAAACATCACTCATCATCTTCTGTTTCGTACTCCACATCAGAAAGCCTGACCTCAAGCTCCAAGGACGTCGTGAAACCGCTATTATTCAGAAAATGTGTCACCTTAGTGATTGTCCAGTCCTGCTCGTCTATGACGCGCTTAAAGCCTGACACTTTGACCGGCGTTTCCGTGTAAATATCTGCCCGACCAATAGCCAGACTGATGGAGAACTCCGCAACGCCCCGTTGCAGCTTATCCCACTTTGCCTGAGCGGCGCGCATGGCCTGCGCTTTTGTGGCATATACCGTAGTCAGGGCAAAAACGTTGTCAGCTTCACCGGCCATGTATTCACCTTCGCGCGCTTCCGGTACTTTTGGCGCTTTCTTCTGCGTGACCGGTTTCGCTTTGGGGTGCTCCAGTGCGCGCAGGTGTTTCTCTTTCTTTTTGCGTTTCAGTTTTACCTTCTGCTTTTGCGGCTTCGGGTCTTTGGTGTGTAACCACTTTGCCGTTACGCCGGTGTAAGCTCCACGGTCAGCAATCGCAAAATGATGACGGTCGCCGTCGCTGCGGGTGATGGTAATCTGCGGGATTTTTTTACCGCTGGCCGTCACCCCCTGCCCCGCTTTGAGAAACAGCAGTTTTCCCATTTTTACCGACACCTCACCGCCGTTGCGTTCAGCAAGGCGGGTCAGGAATTTCGCATCAGACTCCTGCGACTGGTCGATGTGCGGAATTTTAATTCCGGCCAGTGACGGAGCGACACTGGCTTCCAGCCTGTTACGGGAGGCTATCGCCTCAACAATCGCGCCGAGCGTGGTGTCATGCCAGGAGCCTTCCCGGCGGGAATTAAGCGTCCCGCGGAAATCTGCACTCCGGGCGCGGATGGTAACCACATCCGGCGCGCCCCGGTGTTCAACCTCATCAACGGTAAATTTCCCTTTGCATACCAGGGCAAAACCTTTCCAGCCGATATACACCGTCAGGACAGCGCCACGAATCGGTAGCCCGACCTGCCCGTCGGCGTCGTTCAGTTCAATATCAAGCTGGTCAGCCTCAAAGCCCCGGTTATCCGTCAGGGTCATGCTCATCAGACGGTCGCTGATATTGCCGGTAATATCCCTGCTGTCGAGCATCAGCATGTAATCCGGCGTCAGCGTACTGCCTGCATCAAATGTCAGCGCATCCAGCATTATCCCGCCTCCGTCATACCCGTGAATTTAGTCGCTATACTGCCAGCCTTACCGATGAGCGATTCCGCCTGTTTACCGATATCGCCATAAAGCGCGGCCAGTGATTCATCAACGCGGGTGAGCGACAGCGTAAAATCAATTTTTCGGGGTGTGCCGTCTGCAAAGAAAATACTCCCTGTTTCACTCACCTTACTGATGACATACATGCCGTAAATCATGCCGGTGCCATCCAGCAACGGCCACGCCCGACCTTCCTCTGCCATCAGCCTGAGCGTGGTCATCGTCAGCTTTCCGCCGGTCAGTTCGGGATAAAGCACACCGGCCAGCGTGATGTTTTCCTCACCCACACCGAGAAACTGAAAGGCATCCCGTTTGCCGATACGGGAATTTGACGGCCAGCGATAATCTGATTCACGCTGCATGGTCTGGTGTGGCAGCGTCTGGCGCATAAAAACAAACATACCTAACGCGAGCATCATTTTTCGTCACCTCCTTAACCGTCATGCATCATGCTGGCACGGGCGCGCGCACGTTTATCCCGCTCGTATTTTTCGAGTGCATCCTGTAACTGGCGGTCGAGCTGTGTCCCCGGCGCAGTACCGCCCGTCAGGTTGATGTGATATTCGTTTTTACTCTGGTCCACATAAGAGCGGCCAGCCGGTGCCGTGACCGGCTGATAAGCCTGATAACCTGCATAAGAGCTGGCCGCCGGAATATAACCACCGGTGCCATACGTGGCGGCATGAGTTCTGGCGGCGGTCTGGTCAAGCGTGCCTGACTCTTTGTTGATGACGCCAAGTTTTTCCAGTACCCAGTCAATACCGCCGCGCAGTTTGTTGAACGCATTAAGCGGCAGCATCAGCGCGTCAGCCAGTGCCTGCCCGAACATGACGCCCGTGTCACGGCAACGGTTCAGGGTGTCCTGGGTGGCTTTGACCGGGGCAATCAGGTTTTTAAACCACTGCCACGCGGCCTGTAACTTTTCGCCCAGCCAGTCGAACACCGGCTTAAGTGGCGTGAACAGTTCCCCCACCGGCGCAAATGCCGCTTTCAGCCCTTCCACCACACCGCCAAAGAATGCGCTGACAGGCTCCCAGTATTTACGGATAAGCAACGCCCCGGCGACAATGGCGGCCACCACGGCCACAACCGGCCAGCTAATCGCCCCGATGGCGGTCATAACAGCACTGCCAACCGTCGTGAAGACTGCCCCCATTGCGCCTGCTGCCGCGATGATGGCATTGATGCCAGTGATAACCGGCCAGGCTACAAGACCAATGGCACCGATGATGCCAGTAAGCGCCAGCGCGCCACCGACAATGAGGCCGATGGTTGACGCCAGTGATTTGTTTTTCTGGATCCAGCCGTCGAGTTTTAACACATACTTTGTGGCCGTCTGCGTGAGCTTACGCAGTGCGCCTTCCTGCTGGTCAAACAGGTCTGTCCCCACCGCCTCATAAGCGGACTGAAACTCCTTAAAGTCACCGCCGAGGTTGTCCTGCATGATATTTACCAGCTCGGCAGTCTTCCCGTCTGAGGCTTTAAACGCAGCGGTCAGTTTGTCCAGCTTTCCGGTTGAGGCGGCAGTCATCAGCACGGCGGCGGCTGAGCTGGCCTCCTCCCCGAAAATAGTTTTCATGTATTCAGCCTGCTGGGCAGTACCGAGCCGGTTTTTCTCAAAACTGGCCTGCATTTCTTTCAGAATGGTAAATACTGGCCGGGTGTTTCCCTTGCTGTCTGAGGTTTTCACACCAAGCTCTTTGAGTGCATCCCATGCTTTTCCCGTCGGTGCCTGCAGGCGGCTTAACACGGCACGGCTTCCCGTCCCCGCCATTGAGCCTGTGATTTTTGCATCATGCAGCGCCCCGACCATTGCGGCGGTTTCTTCAATGCTGACACCGGCATTTTTTGCCACAGGTGCGGCATAGGTCAGCGCATCGCTCATGCCGTCAAAATCGGCGGCGGTTTTGTTCATCGTCATGGAGAGAACATCCCCGATATGAGCGACCTTATCGTTTGAAAGCTGAAAGGCGGATTTCATCCCCATCAGCAGGGCGGCGTTTTCTTCCATCGTGCGGCGGTTCGCCAGCGCCATGTTCAGCGTGACCGGCGTTGCCGCCTGAATGGCATCAACATCCCCACCGGCTTTCGCAATAATAATCTGCGCACCGGCCGCATCATCCGCCGAGGCGGCGGTATTGTCGCCGAGCTGGCGCGCCTGTTTGCGTAGCGCGGCCATTTCGGCGGAATCTTTTGCCACACCGAGCACGGCCTGCAATTCTGAGTTTTTCTGCGCAAACTCATAACCGGGCATCAGCAGCTTAACTCCGGCCATCGTTCCCGCCGCCGCAATCCCCACACCGGCAGCGCCCACCGAGGCCATATTTCCGGCCAGTTCCTTGCCTGCCTGATAACGCTGTTTGACTGCGTTAAGTTTTGCCTGTTGCGCACTGACACGCGCCAGCGCGTCGCGCTGACGGTTAAGCTGTGCGGTGGTTTCACTGATACGGTTTTTCAGTCCCTGCTCATCATGTGCAAGATTGCGGGTATTAATTCCCACAGCGGCCAGTTCCCGTTGCTGGCGTTTAACGGAATCCGTCAGGCGGTTATATTTCGCCTGTAAGTCCTCCGCCGCACGCTTTGCGGATTCCAGCACTTTCGCCTGAGCACGGGTCGGACGTTCGGTGTTTTTAAACTGTGTGGCAAGGGCTTCGGCTTCCTGCCGAGCCTTTTCAAGTGCATGACCAGTCACGGCGAGCTGTGCACTGGTCTTGCGAAATCCCTCAATACGGGATGCCTGACCGTTCAGCTCGCGCAGTGATTTTTGTGTTTCCCGGATATCCCCCGACAGCGATTTGCTCGCTGTGCGGATGGATTTAAACGGGCGGGATGCCTGGTCAACAGCCCTGAGCAATACCTGTAATTTTACATTGTTACTCATTCGTGTTTCCGCTTCGCCGGAGCGCCTTTTCGCGCCATGTGATGAGTTCGGTCAGGCTCATGGGATACAGTTCTGATGGCGGCCAGTGAAATATCACTGCCACATCCGCCATCAGGTCATCGACCGAGAGATTTTTTGGAAACGTCACTGCACCGAGTTCGGCGACAAAAAACCGACCACCTTACCGGCCAGCGCCACAAGGTCAGGCAGTTCCAGCGCGGCGACTTCCTGCTCGGTCAGCATCGGTGCCGTCATGCGCGGCAGCACCTTAATCAGTGCATCGACTTCGGAGTTCGCGACCGCTGCCAGACTGACACCGCGCAGCGTCCCGGCATTGGGTTTCATCAGCGTGACCTGTTCAATAACCTGCTCACCACGTTTGACCGGATTGTCCAGGGTAATGACATTTTCTTTGTTCATGGTTTTCTCACTTCTGAATCGGGGTTACCGGTCAGCCTGGCTGACCGGATGAAAATCACAGGCCGATATTGCGGCGGTGTTGCTCCAGCCGGTCGACGCCGTTCACCTTCTCAATCATGTTGATGGTGTCAATTTCGACCAGCTCCTTACCGTCCATCGTCAGCCGGAAATAGGTGCAGACCACGGAGATTTTCGACTCGGTGTCTTCTCCCTGTTTGCCCTCGCCGGTGTCGATTTCTTTCTGACGTCCACGCATGACCACCTCGACGGCCACCGTTTCGCCGGTATCGTCGCGCTGGTAAGAGCCTGCAAAACGAATCGGTACGGCATCCACACCGGTTGCGGCGTAAAGCTCCCAGATAACCGAATCCGGGAAGCCACCGAGCGACCACTCCATTGACAGCGCATCGTCATCAAGGCCGAGGTCTACCGGTGCGCTGCCGTTCATTCCCGCACCGCGATAGTTTTCGAGCTTACGGGTCAGTTTTGGTAGCGTGACGGACTTCGCGACGCCCTGATAGCTGTAGCCGTTCAGAAAGACGTTCATTAACTTGAGTTTGCGCGGCATTGCCATCGGTCAGGCTCCTTAATTGCTGTTAACCGAAGTGACCAGATTTGCCAGGTATTTATCGGTAATACGCTGGCGCAGGGTCAGGTTTTCAAGAGGAGGCACCGGGGTATAGTCATAGTCGATATACAGTTTTCCGGCCTTGAGGGTTTCCGCATCGTTGGATTCTTCGCTGAACCAGCAGGTCGCATCCACGATATAGCCGTTTGTTTTCAGCTCACGGAATTTGGCATTGATGCCGTCAACGATGTCGCGAATCAGCGTTGCGGTGATGGGCTTGTCCACCGCCCACATGTGCGCCTCAGCCATCGTGTCGGCCAGCACCTGCGCGGTGCGGGTGTAGTTTTCAAAGAGGAACAGCGGGTCATCAGAGCAGGTACGGTTACCCCAGAAGCGGAAACCGTCGCGGCGAATCAGCGTAGTGACACCTGACTCGTTAAGCAGGTCAGCATCGGTGCCGGACTCCTGCAAATCCCAGAATACAGATGCGCTGATGCCGGTAACACCTTTTACCCCGACGTTGGACAGCGTTTTATGCCAGCCCTGCTCCTGGTCGATTTTAGCGCGCAGACCCAGCGCACGGGCGGTGGCATACGCGGTGGCGGTGGTACTGGTGACCGTATCCCATGCGAGGAAATCCGGCCAGATGACCATCAGCTCACGCTGGCTGAAATTCTGGCGGTAGGCTTTCACCTCGGAAATGGTTTTACAGCCCCATGCGCTGATATATCCGAAAGCGCGCAGCTTCTGACAGACTGATGCCAGTGCAACAGCCACCTCTTTGGTATCCAGTCCCGGTACGCCGAGAATACGCGGTTTAACACCAGTTACCGACTCCGCCGCCAGCAGGGCTTTCAGTCCGGTGTACTGACCGTTTTCGTCGGTGGTGCCAATGATATTGGAAACGGTCTGCGCGAGTTTTGTTTCCTCGTCGTCGCCGGTGCCGTCTTCCACACGCACGACAACGGTGACCGGTTTTGACTGGTCGGCGATAGCCTGCAACGATGCCGCCAGCGTGCCTTTTTTACCGGCCTTTGCAATTGCACTCTGCACATTGGTAATCAGCACCGGTTTATTGAGGGGGAAGGTTTCCGCATCCGCATCGCTGGCCGTGCAGACCATGCCGACAATGGCAGTGGATACAGTGGAAATGACACGGGTGCCGTCGTTAATCTCCAGCACCTGCACGCCGTGATGATAGTCACTCATCCGTTTAACTCCGTGGTTAATGGGTGCAACTATTTTCTGTTGGGCAGTGCATGAGACGCTATTTGACCTGACTGGTCAGTGGATGAAACAACAGATTAAAGAAAAGGCGGGCAATTCGCCCGCCTGTCCTGATTTGAACTCACTCATTTTCCGACTGACAATTTACATAGCCCAAAAGTTATCAAATCTGACAGTCTGCTTTGAGTGAGAAGCAGACATTTACTTAACCGGATAGCAAGAGACTTCATACTACAGCTCATACATCATGGTTGATCCCGGAGTTTTCAGCAATGGAAATTGCCCACATGATCGTACCGTAACCACATTAGAAGCAGGTTCACTTTGTGAATTTTGATTGTGTCACCCTATCAGTTTTGAATTTTTATAAAAAATATTCGCAAATTTGTGAATTATGAGAGACATACGAGCATGGACAACCAATGTTACTTTCATACACAATGAAGCAACATGATAAAAATACACTGACTTTAGTAAGTAAATTTAGGAGATTGCGATGTTTAGCTTAATCATGGCCGGAGAACCGGACGTTTTTGACCGCTGGCCGTGTATGGACCCTGAGCTTAAAGAAGGCAAGGAAAGCTTCTCGATGTCCCGCATGCTGGAAGGCACCCCAAGCAATATTTACAGAAAATTAACACCAATAAGACCCGATACCTTAAGAGTACTCGCCAAGCTACCGGTGTTGTTCATGACCGAAATTTATACAAAAGATGATGAATATGATACAAACAAGTACATCAGGATCAGGCTTGGGGAAATAAGAAATTTACGTAAAGATGGTGGCGATATTTTATTTTCTTTCAAGATTAATCATGATTTTGGAGAAATAACAAATCCCCAAACGACATTATATAAAGAAACCCTAGGACTAGGATCTTTCGGGTTAAGTCGTACACATTGGGCAGTAAAAAATAAGGATTTGAATATTGTTCTGGAATTACTTGGTTTAAACAAAAAAAATAGCCATCTGAAAGGTACAATCAAATTAAAAAAACAAACATACCCAGTAGTCGAGAATATTATAGATTATCTTAATTTCATTAAGAAAAACTTTCGTGATGGTCTCATTACCTTCTATCGTGGACACTCTAAAAGCTCATATGAGCTTGTCCCCTCTCTTTACAGAAAAAATCAAAACGGGACGTACAGGCATCTTGCTTCAGAATCTGATTTAGTACGTGAAATACTCAGCGCAAGACCAAATGAATTTAAGGAGGATAAATTTACGATTGATAAACTTGTCCGCATGCAGCATTATGGCTTGCCTACAAGACTCTTAGACATTACATCTAACCCACTGATAGCATTATATTTTGCTTGCTGTTCGAACCCCGATGAAAACGGACAGGTGATTTCGTTTTCAACAAACAGAAAGAAAATTAAATATTTCGACTCAGACACAGTGAGCTGTATAGCAAACTTATCACTTTTATCTTACGAAGAGTTGGAAAAATTGTCTTCCATTGATGCCAGAAAAGGTAGTATGGAGTTACCTGAACTCACTGATAAACTTGCAGACCTTATACAGAATGAAAAATCATATTTCAGAAACAGAATAATCCCTGATGACTTAAAGAAAGTTGTTTTCCTTAAGGCAAAAATAAATAATGAACGCATACAATCTCAGGCAGGAGCTTTTCTTCTGTTCGGACTTGATCCCATTTTACCGGAAACAGATGCTGAGTTTCCTCTTAACAGAGTGGAGATAGCGAACAAAAATAAAATTCTGGAAGAGCTGGCACAGCTTAATATATCCGAAAGCACTGTATATCCCAGCATGGAGAAAACGGCAGCAGAAATTACAAAAAAGTTTTTATCGGTATCATAAAGGGATAAACTAAAGGAAACGAAAACTAAGACTGCGCAGTCTTCAGGTGGAAGTACTCATCGGGAACGGTTTCAGGGGCAAAAACTGGAAGCTCCAATGGCCTTGAGCTGCTCCCTATAAATTAACATATCTCAATGTTATCAATGTCTGCTTTTGGCACAGAGCGGACTGTCAGATTAGGCTTTACTCTGTGCCATAGATATGTAAGCTCACACCAGAGCTCATGCAACTTATTGCGGCATTTCCGGCCATTCAGGATTTGCAGGATCCACACGGCTGACCAGAACGCTGTAGCGTTCCCATGACTCCAGTCGTGCGCGCTCCTCATCCGTCGCCATATTCAGCCTGACGGCGCGTTCCAGCGGCTGGATAACTGATTCAGCTTCGGAAAGTAACGCGGCCTTTTGTGATTCGGCCTGTTGTTGCTGTTCGTCTGCCGTATAAATCCGCTTAATCACGGCACCATCCTTAAACATCCATTTACCTGAGTCATCAGCACGTCGGTTGGAGGTAATATCAGGAACCTCGACAACGCTGAAACCTTCAGGGTTAAGCGTTGAAGCATCTCTGGTGATGCCGACAATTATATTATTCTCGTCGTAAACAATCTTTATCGTGTCTTCCTGAAAATTACTTACTTCCTCATACCAGTTTTTTCCCTCTTCGGACCATAACCAGATAACATCAAAATTTTTTGTCAGTTGATATTGGGCAACAGTTTTTGGATTACCCGCAGTAATATTTTTTAAATGCTGCATAAATTACACCTGTGCGACGTTATACCATGTGCCATTGATGTATTTTTGTATTGGCCTGAATACTGCGGGGTCATCACCATCGACTTCACCGACAATACCAAGCCCGGTAATTACGTGCCCTGCTTTCTCATACATCACCCCTTTCTGCATGGTCTGGACAACACGTGTGCCAAGTCTGATATCTCTCACATAGCGGGAATCAAAGTTACCGTAATCCGAGGGATTAACACGCCCCGTAATATTTATGGTCTTATTACTTTGAATGCTTCCGGAAACAAAGCGCATAACATGGACGTTATTAGCATAAACATCCAGATTACCATCGCCATTTTGTTTAAATCCGGTGTCGTTATCACCAAGAACAATAGAGTTCCCACCCAACGCGTTATTCGTGCCAAGTGCCAGCCCGCCATCAATCCTGGCACCATTACCAACAGACACAACTCCTGTTCTTAAGTTGATGCCGAATGGCCTTAATGGCCCAATATCTCCATTTTCACCCTCATTTTCTCGTGTAGGAATGATATACAGGTTTTCTTCAGAACGGCGAAAAATAGCCCCAAAAGATGAATTAAATATCCTCAGTGCATTGACTGTAGATATTTTGCGTATTTTCATGAAAGGAGATCACTCAATAACTTCCATCGAGATCGGGTAATAACATTTGAACAGATCGCTGAATAACATCGATGGAGATCACTTTTGACTCATTTTGTTATTCAGTGATCTCCATCAATGTTATTGGAACTTCACAGGTGTGTTGATCTGTATCTTTTGCCATTCCGGTAAAGGATACCTATGCCAACAGTTCCAATTTCTATGAGAAAACTTAAAGAAATTCTTAGGCTTAAATACGGTGTTGGACTCAGCCATCGACAAATTGGTCGTAGTCTTGCAATCTCCCCTTCCGTTGTATCCAGATATGCTAATCGGGCGGCTCAACTTGGCATAAAGCAGTGGCCCTTACCTACAGGATGGGATGATACAAAACTAAAACATGCGTTCCTTCAGACCCAGGTTAAGATGAAGAAGCACTCTCTGCCTGACTGGGCTACAGTACACCGGGAACTGCGTAATAAATGCGTGACGCTGCAGCTACTCTGGGAAGAATACTGTGAGCGTAATCCAGGCGGTTTTTACAGCTATAACCATTACTGCCGGATGTACCGTGAATGGCTCAAAACCACTTCACCATCAATGCGTCAGGTACATAAAGCTGGCGAAAAACTTTTCGTTGATTACTGTGGACCTACCGTTGGCGTTACCGACCCTGAGACCGGAGAAATAAGAACTGCTCAGGTCATCGTAGCTGTTCTCGGGGCATCAAGTTACACATGGGCAGAGGCCACCTGGTCTCAGCAGCTTGAAGACTGGGTGATGAGTCATGTTCGCTGCTTCCAGTGGTTGGGTGGCGTTCCTGAACTTGTTGTTCCGGACAATCTGAAAAGCGCCACATCCAGGGCATGTAAGTATGATCCTGACGTTAACCCTACCTACCAGCAGATGCTTGAGCATTATAATGTCGCAGTTTTGCCTGCGCGGCCACGTAAACCGAAAGATAAAGCCAAAGCTGAAGTTGGCGTTCAGGTTGTTGAACGCTGGATCATGGCCCGAATCAGGCATGAGATCTTCTACAGCCTTGCATCGCTTAATCAGCGCATTCGGGAGTTGCTGGAAAGACTGAATAACAAAATAATGCAGAAGTTGGGTTATTCACGTGCAGAACTCTTCATCCAGCTTGATAAACCCGCACTGAAGCCTCTTCCTGAAGCCAGTTACAGTTACACCCTGGTGAAGAAAGTCAGAGTTCATGCCGATTACCACGTGGAAATCGACAAACATTACTACTCGGTTCCATGTTCGCTGTTAGGCCAGCAACTGGAAGCATGGATCTCCGGAGAACTGGTAAGACTCTTCAATCAGGGGCAGGAGGTTGCTGTGCACCCGCGCAAGCGTACTTATGGCTACAGTACCCGCAACGAGCACATGCCTGAAGCTCATCGACAGCATGCCACCTGGACGCCAGAGCGTCTTCTGGAATGGGCGGGGCACATAGGCAGTGAAACTCATAGTTATGTGCTTCATATACTGAACTCTCGTCCACATCCGGAACAAAGCTATCGCTTCTGCCTTGGACTCCTGAACCTTCATAAAAAATACAGTAAAGCCAGACTTAATGCAGCATGTGCAAGAGCTCTGAAAACAAAGGTATGGCGTCTGTCAGGTATTAAATCGATCCTGGAAAAAGGTCTGGATAAACAACCTGTTCAGGATCCAAAACCAGATCTGTTATCCACGATGGAACACGAAAACGTACGCGGCAGTGAGTATTACCACTGATACGGGATCCAATGATGAATCATCTTTACGAACAACTGACCGCACTTAAACTCACCGGCTTCCGTGATGCGCTTAAAAAGCAACTTGCTCAGCCGGGCACATACCAGGAGCTGGGCTTCGAAGAACGCCTGTCATTACTGACAGCAGAAGAACTAACCTGCCGTGAAAACAGGAAGGCAGAGCGTCTGATCAAACATGCACGGTTCAGACTTAATGCTGAGTTATCAAAGCTGGATTATCGTAACAATAGAGGGCTGGACAGGGCCCTCATCCGTTCACTCAGTCAGGGAAACTGGTTAACCCTGAAACAAAATATTTTACTGACCGGGGCCACCGGCAGCGGTAAAACGTTCCTGGCATGTGCACTTGGTCATAATGCCTGCCGACAGGGATACAAGGTCTACTATTATCGCCTTAAAGCGCTGATGGAACAGTGCTATCAGGGGCATGCTGATGGAAGATACAGCAAACTTTTGACCAGGCTGAATAATAGCGATCTGCTGCTTCTGGATGACTGGGGGCTGGAACCTCTCTCATCAGAACAGCGTAGCGACCTGCTGGAAATAGTGGATCTGATGTACCAACGAGGCTCAATCATCGTAGTGAGCCAGTTGCCGGTGGAAAACTGGTACAAAATGATCGGAGACTCCACACATGCGGATGCCATCCTAGATCGACTGGTTCATGGCAGTATCAAGATCGAACTTAAAGGAGAATCAATGCGGAAAATACAATCTCCGTTGACCGAAGGAGATCAGTGAAGGTAATTTAAAAACGGTTCTGTGAAAGTGACACGAACCGATCTCCATCGATGTTACTCACCGATCTCCTTCACGGTAATACGCATATTTTTACTTCACTGCTGAAAAGGGCTTTAACAAGAACATACAGAGCATCCCATTTAAGATTCATCAGGTCTTTTGTTGTGGTGCTCTGGCGACTTCTCCATTTGAAATATTCATTGCCGTTGTCACCTGTTTCAAACCACATATATGAATCAGTATCGCTGTCGGCATCATTTTTAAATCCAATCTTTGCCCAGTCAGTATTTCGAATCCAGGCAAGGATTGAGTCGTTTTCAAAAGTAAGCCCACCGGACAAGGTATCGCCATTCTTTTGCACCGCGTTCCTGGCCCTGTTTACCGTTTCCTGCAAACCGAGGTATTCGATAACGGCAGTAACGGTCGCTTTGGCAAGAATATCCCGTCCGACTTTTGTCAGGGTTGCCAGGCTGGCAACATCATTCCCCGTAAAATACGGAAACCTGTCTGCCGCAGTAGCAAGCCCCGCCAGCGCCGTCAGGGTAGCATCTTTCGGTTGCTTACCCGCAAGCGCATTAGTCATGGTGGTAGCAAAATTCGGGTCATTGCCCAGCGCCGCCGCCAGCTCGTTCAGCGTATTCAGTGCGTCAGGCGACGAGTCTACAAGGGCGGCAATCGCGGCCATAACGAAAGCCGTGTTTGCGATCTGAGTATTATTCGTTCCCTGTCGCGCAGTTGGCGTCGTTGGCGTTCCGGTCAGTGCAGGGCTGTTTAATGGCGCTTTTTTGTTCGTTTCATCCATTACCGTCTTAACGGCTTTTGGTGTTGCGGCGAGCGTTTCAGACGTGCTGTTGGTGGCACTACTGAGCTGGACAAGGCCTTTTCGCGCTGTGGTGGCGTCCTGTGCGGTATATTTCCCGTTAGCCAGGTCATACGCGGCCTTTACCGCTTTCGGCGTTGCGGCCAGTGTTTCAGACGTGCTGTTGGTCGCACTGCTTAACTGAGTAAAACCTTTTGCGGTCAGCGAGGCGTCCGGGTGACGTCGTGACTGTTCGTGCTCTGCAATTTTGTCATCAACGTAATCTTGCGTCGCCATCACCGTTGTGGTGTCAATGGTCAGCTCCACTGAGGCCACACTGCTGACGATGATGACCATGCGGCAGGTCTGCGAACGCCCTGAGCCTTCGGCAAGGGCAGGTTTATAACTTTCGGCCATGTTCGCCACGGCAATTAACGTTCCCGCATCATCGTACAGGCCAAGCTCCCGCATCCAGAAACCGCCCACCTCCGGCGGAATAATCAGCTCTGCGATAATATAATTACTGTTTCGTTTGTCCTGGCTGATTTTATTCAGCGCATGTCGCCAGACTTCATGGATAAGCCCGGTCTGTCCGGCATCCGGGACAGGCAATTTACCACCGCCATCCCCGACGGCCATCGTGGTAATGTTGACCTTTCGCCCTCCCGGCGCGGTTGCCGCTGCCAGCTTTGCTGCACCGGCAGTGGTGATAACGGTTTTGAATTTTGTGCTCATTATTCCTCACTTATCCGGGGTAAACCGTAATTACATCGCCGTCATAAGCCACACCACCGGCGAACAGATAGCCGGGAATATCCCGGGTAATGTTCAGGCCAATAAGGTGGCGGCTTGCAGGTTTGGCATCGGCAATCAGCCGTTCCATTTCCTGATACATTGCCTCTGTGATGCCGCTTTCCAGTACACCAATATCAAGCCGGAAGGTGCCGGGCGGGTCACTGTTTTCCCACCACTCTGTCACGTTGATGAGATAGCCGAGCGGCTCCACCACACGCCGGATTGCACCTATTGTGCCTTTATGACAGTGGATGAAATACGCATCGCGGATAATGGCGCGTTTTGTCGCTTCCGGCCACTTTTCATCCCACCTGTCGACCGAAAACGCCCACGCCAGCCACGGCAGCAGATTTGCCGGACAGGTGTCTGGGTTCCACAGCTCACGAATACTGACCGGCGTTTTTTCAATTTCCGCACAGGCTTTTGCGGCGGCGACCTCAAGCGGTGATGAGCCGGTCGGCAGCAGTCGCGAATCACTCATCCGAGCCTCCGGTCACGACGCGGTATTCGGTACAGAAAGACGCCTGCGTACTGTTGAGCACGATGTCGGCCAGTGGTGCAGCCAGTTCGACACGCTGCACACCTTCCACATGCAAAGCGGCATAAATGGCAGACAGACGGATGTCACGCCCCAGCCGGTGCTGTGCCGTGATATACGCTTCCAGTTTTTTCACGGCGGCAGCGCGAATGGGTTCGCTTTCGGGACCAGGGTAAAGATACAGCGTGGCGTTTATCTGGTATTCAACGATGGCGGCAGACTGCACGGTCACGCGGTCGGCCACCGGCCTGACGTCCTCGCCATTAAGGGCGTTACGCACCACGGCCAGCAGGTCTTCGGATGCGACACCGTTATTTTCACGTGACAGCACAGAGATGGTGACGCAGGCCGGAGACGGACTGGTGACAGAGATATCCGCGACACGCCCGTCGGCACTGCGACCATGATACTGATAGGCACCCACCGACCCGGCGACGCTTAAGCCCTCAAACGCCTGCTGAATACGCAGACGATAATCGGTGTCAGACTCCATCACTGCCGGTGTCGGCGGAATGGTCGAATCATCTGCCGGGGTGATAGTCAGGCGCGTGGTGTTGTAATTGGCACCAATCACATCAAGGTCATTACCGGCTGCACAGGCCAGCATCACCGCCCGTGCAGCCTCATTCACACGCTGACGCCAGATAAGCTCACGATAAGCATTTTCCTCCAGCAGTTTGACGAGAGGCTCAGATTCCAGTGTCAGGGTACGGGCGACCGCCTCCTGCTGGTCTTCCGGGTAAAGGGAAATCAGTGTCGCCTTGCGTTCGGCAAGAATGGTTTCAAAGTCCAGCTCCTCGACCACATCCGGTGCGGGTAGCTGGTTCAGGTCGATAATCGGCATGGTTTCAACTCACAGGGATGGTTAACGAAAGTGGCTGGCCGGTGTCGTTGTGCTGGCCGGTTAACGTGACCGTCATTCGCCCGTCAAAGCTGCGCGCCGTGGTGACGGATGACAGGGTGACGCGGGGTTCCCATTTCAGCACCGCCATGTAACAGGCGACCTTAATCTGCAACTCAAGCGCCGGGGTCTGCGGCTGGTCAATCATTGATGCCAGCAACGAGCCGTAATCACGACGCATCACCCGTGAGCCGACCGGTGTACGCAGGATATCGCCGATACTCTGGCTGATATGCTCAAGGTCAGTGACAGTCAGGCCATCACTGCGATTCATTCCGAGATAACGCGCTGTCATAAAGGACTCCCGGTTGTGCCACCGCTGTCGCCGGGGTGTTTATGGGTATGCAGTACCTTACCGTTTGATGAGAGTTCACCGCCGGTATGTTCAATGTTGCCGCGCATCGTCCCGCCCTTCTGCACTTCCAGCGTGCCGATAATCAGCCTGTTGGTGCAGACCACCTCCGGGGTGTCCAGGGTGACGCGGGTTGATGCTTTCACCATGACCACCGGCACCGTGGCAGTAACAGAATCAGAGGCCGTCACGCTGGCCGTTTTAATTCCGCTTACCGTAAGTGCACTGGTTTCGGGTTCATATTCAATCACCGCCCCGTCAGGGAAACGGATATGCAGGGCATCCGCCGACGCAGACGGCGCGGGGTTATCGCCGGAATAAATCCCCGGCAGAACGAACGCCGTGTCGAGTTCACCGCCCACGGCCAGAATCAGCACCTGTTCCCCCACGGAAGGTGCCCACCATGTGCGCGAACGCCCGGCGCGATGGGTCAGCCACTGAAGCCAGTCGGTGCACATGCCGCCGGTCTGCACACGGCAGCGACCGGCGTTAAGGTCGGTTTCGACGACAAGGCCGGTACGAATCATGTTGCGCAGTGCGCGCGCGAGTTCCTGAATATTTGCGAGAGTGTTCATAACGGGAAGGATGCCGCCAAGAAAGCAGCACGGCAAACCTCCCATTATGTACTATAGCTGACACAACAGCATATTTTGTGTGTTATTCCTCATTCTCTTTTCCATTTAAGAGCATTCTTTTTTCACATATTTTTTCAACAAGCAAGTTTGCAAATGTATCTAGCTGTGCGTATATATCCTCACTAGGATTTATGGTAAAACCTCCAATGCCATTGGCAGTATCAAACATGCCAACAGGTGCATCACTATATCTTAAAGGAATAACACACCCATCACCAAATCTATCCCTAAATGTATCACCTTCAAATTTGCACCATATTCTAGTTGGATAATCCCTACTCAAAAACGGAATTACAAAAACAGACTCACTCCTATAAATTGGAGCAAGATATTGTTCTACATCTTCAGAAAGTATTCTGGCCTGCTCATTGAAATCATAAAAAACAGATAACTCATTCTCAATCAGCTTTTGATTTAAATATTCCGCATGATTTCTATTAGCTCCAGCAAATGATAAAGCAAAGTCATATTTCGACTTAAACTCAAATGATGTGAACCCTATCTTCTCCGCAAGCTTGCTCCATAACAAATTCTTTATATAATAATAAAACTTGGGATCTTCGATTGAAATCTCCGTAGTTTCATCATTATAATGAATAACATCCGAAAAATCAGGATTGCTCTCATAATGCGTTTTTAAATGGCCTCGCGTCAGAATTTGCCCAACGCTATTACGATGATTAGGATTGTTAATTAAATAACTTGTCAAATTTAAAGAACGCTCATCTTCTTTAGATAACCAATATAAAACGTGGAGATATGGAGCTCTACTACCCTTTTTAACCCGCTGGCCTTTCACAAAGCGAACGACTATATCATTGAATCTATAGCTAAGATCCTGAATCACTGTTTCTTTAAGTGATTCATAGCTAATATTTGTTTCCCGAGGAGATTCTAACTCTTCTGTGATATCAGCCTGTAAACAAGCATTATAAGCCAACATTTGCGCCAGATGAAATGCCCCATCCGAGTCCTTTACAATATCTTCTTTTACATTTAGTTTGAAATTAAGCGCATTCTCACCTTTTTCTAGCAACTCCCTGACCTTATATTCCGGATTGGACTCAAATTTAACAATGGAGATTCGATTTAGTAAATCCGGTGATAAATCAATCAGTGATTTGCCTGTTTTATTTATACCTATAATAATCAACTTAGAATCTAAGGGTTGTTCATCCGCTAAATTTTTCAGCAAGTCAGATATTTTATGCTTCAACTCATCATCTAACTTATGAAAATCATCAATAATCACCCCACCGAAACCACTCGTTGTTATTATATTTTCAATCTGGGCTTTATCTTCCTTTTTCCTTCCAGACAATACTTTAAACTCTTTAATTATCCGACTACTGGTCTCGAATTTTAACTTTTCAATAACCTGTCTTACGCAAGTCGTCTTCCCTATACCTGATGGCCCTTCAATAATTACCCCTCTTCCCGCTGTTCTTATCGACACATAGAGGTGTTTATACTCGTTAGGTTCAACAAAAGTAATTGTCGGGATACCCGAAAGTTTAAAGACATCTTCTAAATACACTGGTTCGCGCATATATTCCCTTTAAGATTAGTGTAAAAAGATGATCTATAATATTTTTTTTCGCTATTTTCAAGTCAACAAGCGATTGCCCCCCTAATGATTTCACCAATGATGATTAACTATGTTTTTATTCTAGATGGTTAGAGATAATCCCTTCAATCATCTGCACATCCTCACCGGTAAAGCCGAGCAGAGGACGCGCCGGATAATCAATTTTCTTACCGTCTTTCCGGTTTTCTTCCGACAGACCGAACTGATGCACACTGGCGATTTTCGGTGACTTTCCGCCGTAAAACTCCATTGATGCCTGTTCCGGGCTGGCGCGGATATGCAAAAAACGACTGGTGATAAGTTTCGCAAACATTTTTCGTTTAACGCGACCGGTCTTTTTTCTGGCGCTCTGCTGCTGGCGTGGTGCGTAGGGTGTGCCGTCCGGGGCTTTCTGTGCCATCACCCGACGCTGCTGACTCTGACGCAGACGTTTCGCCAGTTCGGCACTCAGTCGCCGACGCCCTGACGGTGACAGCGACTCAATCAGTCCGGTCAGCCGGTCTTCAAAACGCTTAAACTCATTCATCCCACTTGCTCACCAGTTCGCCATTGATATAAAGCTCCATCGGGCGGGTGACCGGCTCCGGCGGCGGGGGTTCCGGGATATTCTTCACATGCAGTGCGCCGTCCACCTCACTGACCAGCGTGCGCTCGGTCAGCATCAGGCTGATGCTGATATCAAAGCTGCTGTCATTGTTGATGTCTGCATAAAACGTGAAGCCCTTTTTCTGGCCTTCGTCGGTGGTCATGATGTCGGGCTGATTTTCCCGCAGCCACGCCAGCACCGGCACGATGAGCAGGTCAAAATCACCGGTAAAGTCGGTCACAATGACATTGAGCGTGTAACGCTTTTCGAATGACAACGACGTCGCCAGTGTGGAGGCAATACTCCCGTTATCCACGAATATCCGCAGCATCTCGGGACTGGTTTTCAGCACCGTGACGGCATCAGTCAGCGCCCTGCGCAGGCTGTCGGGTTTGAGCATCGTTTTCGTCCTGACAGTGTTTAATCATTTTTACCTGGCTGGCACAGCGTGCCAGCGCGTTCTCAAGCTGCCGGATATCGGCACTTAAATCGCCGTTCGTCTCCGGGTCACTGCCCGGCATCGGGCAAAGACTCACTTTCGGGCAGGCGTTGTGGACAATCACTGGCGTCAGTGCAGGCCGGGCGCTGGTGCAACCGGCGCACAGCATCAGGTAGGTCAGCACCGTACCAGCGGCGAAAATCTTCGTTTTCATTAAGTAACCTCATGATGGTTTTCTCGCGCTGTGCTTCACGCTTCGCGGCGTTCTCCAGCTCCTGACGCAGTGCCACCTGCGCCAGCTCGTTTTTGTCTGCCCTGGTGAGTGCAACATGAAGCTGGTTTTTCAGCATGGTGATGGTCGTCTGCTGTTCACTGGCGACGTTGTTCGCCCTGTCCAGCGAGGCGCGCAGGCTGGCATTTTTGTGTTTCACCAGAAACAGCCCCGCTACCGCCAGCGATAACAACACGACCAGCACAATCATCAGCTTTGACATAATTCCCGCCCCTCAAGACGCTGACGACAGGCTTTACGTATCAGCCGGAAAAACAGCGACGCCACAAGATAAATCAGCGCGGTAAAAATCCACCCGGCAGCGACCAGCGAGATAAACGTCGCCACCATCACCACCAGAGCCGCTGCCCGTCTGCGCCACGGCACCGGCTGCAAAAACAGCGACGTGACAATCTTCACGGCCAGCGATTCCGGCGACAGCTCCCGCCCGTAGCGTTCCAGCACATACTCAGTGGCATACACGCCGACACCAACGGCAACCACACAGATAACCGTCGCCAGAATCGCCCAGGCAGCGACAAAATTGACGGCCACGCTCTGCGGGTAAATCAGGGACAGTGCCAGCATCAGCGCCAGCGACACATTCAGCATCAGTGAAAGGGATAATTTCTTCATGGTGTTTACTCCGTTTAAGCCGGTACGCCGCCAGCGGTACGCCAGACGGTGACCAGTTTTTCCAGTGAATGCTCACGCTGACCGTAACCGGCACCCGGCAGGGACGCCCAGATATTGCGACAGCGTGAAATGGCGCGCTCAATGCGTCCCGCCCGGATGTCATCCAGTGCACCGCGTTCGCGGATCAACTGAATGGCGAGCCTGTCCTGTGACAACGGACTGAAATCCGGCAGGGCAAGCTGTTTGCGGTAGTGCGGCCAGAACAGGTAAAGCTGCTGATAGCGACCGGAGGCCGTGGATTTTTCACCGCGACGGTTAAACACCTTCGCCGGTCGGCCATGCGCGAACGGGTGGTCACTGTAGTCAGTGAAAATTTCCGGCTTCCCGTCCAGTCCGGTGACTATCACGTCATAGCCCCGGTTTTTCGTCAGCGGATGATTCGCCGTCCCTTCGGACACGGCCAGCATGTCGAGAAAGGCCGCGATATTCTGATGCGTGTTAATTACCGGCATTACTGTTTCCCCCTGCCCTTAAAACGGCGCTGAATGGCAATCTCAATCACCTGATAACCGGCGATACCCAGCATGGAGCCGATACCGCACACCGCAGGCAGTGACAGGTCAGGAAACTGCACCAGAACAACACCGGCAACCATCGAGACAAAACCACCGAGCAACATGCGCCCGATAAACAGACGCGGGGTGATGGGTTCACCACCGGCAAGCACCTTGCCGACAACAATCAGCACCCCAATCATGAAAAGCGACAGGACGCTTTTTTCTTCTGCTGTCATGCGTTACTCCCACAGATTGACAGTTTCAGCCACGGGCGCGGTCTGAACGTCGGGCAGTTCGACGGCGGTGCCATGCGGCAGCACCGCACCCAGTTCAGCCAGTCCCGGATTTGCGGCGAGCACGGTCTCAACCACGCCCTCAGTGCGCCCGTAATACCGGACACAGATGGCGTCGAGCGTGTCGCCCTGTAGCGCAAAGGTCTTCATCAGATTTGACTCACGATGCAGCGCGGCTTGTCCTGGATACGCGCCACCGCCCAGCGCATATCCCGCCACAGTTCATCAATGGTGCTGTCAATGCTGTCAGCCTTCTTGTCGCCTTTCGAACTGGCATCCACGCCGCGGTAACGCTCATAAAGCGACGCGGTCGCCATCGCACACACGGCGCGCTCGTAGTAAAAAACTTTGATGCTTTCACCGTCGATATCGTCTGCCGGAACGTCCGCCAGACGCGTAAAACCGGCGGCAATTTTCTGTTCGCGGTACTCGTACAGCTCCGCATTTGTTTCCGCCATGCCTGACTTGATGGCCTCACGCAGACGGGCGGGGGCGACGGTCTGCTCAAGGCGCATACGTTCCCGGACGCGCTTCGGGTCGATATCGGGAAAAAAGAACGTGTTTTTAATCACCGGCTCGTCGCCTGCCGGTTGCGGGATGACCACCGTACCCTCACCGGATACAGGAGCCTCCTTTCGCGGAATAATCAGCGTCATCATGACTACCTCTGAAAAGTCGGGCGGTGGACGCCGGTGCAGTGTCAGGTGATTCACCCTCACTGACCGGCGTGCCGCCCTGGCGCGGGGCGCATTCGGTTGTTAACTGGCTTTCTTTTTCGGGCGTCCACGTTTTGCCGGTGTCGCACTCCGGGTCTTACGCGGGGCGCGGGTGGCCGCTTTTGGCTGCGGCTCCGGCTTCGGTTTCAGCTCCCGCTCCAGTCGTTCAATCTCTTTTTTGACGCCTGCCTGACAGTCGAGCTGTGTCGCACGTTGCAGGTGAGCCAGCGCACCGGCGGCATCACCACCATCACGCAGAAACAGACCGGTGATTTTGTGCAGCTTTGCGCGCACTTCATCAGGCATGTCTGCCGTGGCGGTCAGTTCAAGGGTTTCCGTCAGCAGGCGGGTATCCACAGATTCACCGGCAGCGTGGGCGCGCATGGCCGCGAGCGCGACCTCCTCGGTGAACATGTACGGCGGGGTGCGGCGGTGTTTACCCGGCATGGTCAGACCGTACTTCAGGGCATAACGGGCAATCTCCAGCGCACCGGCAATATCTCCGGTATCCAGACGCCACAGCATGACCGTCATCAGAATGTCATCCTGTGCGCCTTTGCCCTGCTCCAGCACGCCGTTCACCCACGGCAACCAGAACGGCAGCAGTTCGCGTTTTTTCGCGGCCTTCAGCTCTTTTGAATAAATCGCTTTCAGTGTGCGCTGGTCTGCGGCCAGCTTGACCAGCATCTGCTCATAGACAGTTGCATGTCGCAGCGGGGCGGCTTCCCGCTGCGCGGTCATCGCTGCCGAGACCCGCATCATGTGGCGCTGTGCGGGACTCGTCATCGGTTACGCTCCCGGCTCTGCGGTCGCCTTAGCCGGTGTGGAGAAGTCACCGACCTTGATTTTTTCCACCAGACAACCGGCGGCGTAGTCTTCCACCACGTAATCAATGTTCATTGACTCGTAGTTCTCCACGCGGTCGAGTTTCGGGTTTTCCTCAATCACGCGGCGATGGCTGTCATCCATGTAGTAGATGGACAGGTTTTCCAGCTTCGTGATGAGCATCGCATCCGCCGGGAAGTACGGGACGCGTACCGCTGGCAGGTTACCGATGCGTTTCTGGCTGATGATGACGTCAGCGGCCAGCATTTCGCTGTTGTCCTGCTCCTTGTTAACGATGGGGAAATACTTGTCCGCCAGTAACTGACGTCCCACTATCACCACAAGGTCAGGGTCTTCCTGATACCACGGTTCGATCAGGTTGTTGGTCGCATCCATCACCAGTGCATCAAGGCTGGCATAATCACCGCCCTTACCCACGCGGATGACCTCAGAGGTCGTGTGACCTTCCTCGTCAGTGACCTTGCTCATCACGCGCGCCGGTGCTTCATTGCGGTATTTCTGCAGCCAGCCGACCGCCACATCCTGCAGCATCGGATTACTGTTGCGGTCAGAGGTTTCGGCACGCTTCACGCCGTTAAAACCGGCCATGATGAAATCAAGGGACTGGCGTTTGATAATGGCGTTACGGATACGGAGCTGGAAATCCTGATAACGCGCCCACAGGTCAAGCGTTTTATAGCGGATATAAAAATCGAAGTTGATCTGGTCGCATTCGTACTTGTTGGACTCCAGCTTCGAGAAGTCCTTCGGCTGACGCTCGGTGCCACCGGCGGTGTCGGTGGTGCTGGCAATGGAGCCGGTGACACCGACGCCAATTTTTTCCCCTTTCATTTCGCTGACCGGCACAATATTGATGCGGGTCAGAAAGTCGGAAGACTCCTGCATGGTGTCCATCAGGGTCTGGGTGACCGAAGGTTCAACGGTGAATTTTTTCGACACATCACCGGCGTCGATGCCGTTCAGTTCGGCAACACGGGACAGGTAGGCATTAAATTTAAAGCGGGTTTCCTGGCGCATATTTTTTCCTGAAATTAAGGGTTAATCGTGAAGGTTTGCCCGGACTGGCTGACGCCGGTCAGCAGTTCGTCATCAGGGCGTCACCACCACCGCCGGTGGCTTTGCTGCGGCGCTGCTGGGTCAGACTTTCGGTGCTGTCGAGACTGTTTTTCAGGCGGGTGAATGCCTGGCTGGTTTCATCCGCCCTGTCAGTCACATCCTGCTTAAGTGCAGAAAAGGCGGTTTCCATCTCTGCGAGGCGCTGCTCAGTGGCGCTCAGTTTTTCCTGCACATGTTCAGCGACAGCGGTCACCGCTTCATGCACATCATTCAGACGGGCGTCATCGCTGGCCTGTTTGCGGCCAAAAATGGATTTCACCTTTTCGGTCAGGGCGGTGAACACGGTTTCAGGCAGGTCTTCAAATTCCAGCTCAACAGGCGTTGCCACTGAAATCAGATTTTCAGGGCTTAATTTGAAGCGGTTCAGGGGGTTGTGTTTTGCCGTGCGGCAGAATTCCAGGTATTCCGTGCCGAGGCTTGCCGGGTCATCGGTGACGGCCAGCCCCACCAGATAACATTTGCCGGTGTTGGCAAAGTTCGGCTGAATTTCCATTGAGGTGTAGACCTTCTGCGCGGCCTTGTTCATCGCGATAAGGTCATCGGTCGGGGTGATTTTCGCAAACAGCGCCCATTTGCCTTTCAGCGCCGAATCATCGTCAATCTTTTCGGCCTTCAGTTCGGTCACATCGCCATAACGCTTAAAAATACCGTCAGGCAGGATGCCGCGCAGATGTTCCAGGTTAATGCGGCAACCATAGACACGCGGGTCAAAGGTTTCGGCCATTTCCTGAATATCCTGCGCACTGATGACACGCCCGTCACAGGTGTCACCCTCAACGCCGATACGAAAGAATTTTGAGACTTTTTTTGCCATTGTCAGGAGTCCTGAATAGTGATTAGAGGAGTCACATGTCGGCATCAGTTTCCCGACGATGCGCATCCTCCGCCATCAGTCCCGGATGGCTTATCACTGACACAACAGCACCTTAGCGAATCGCGGGGCGCGACTCAGTAGCCTTGCCGTGTATTCATCACGGCGAGGTATTCATGACCATCACCACAGACACCACTCTTTTACACGACCCGCGTCGTCAGGCGGCGCTGCTGTACTGGCAGGGATTTTCCGTGCCGCAGATTGCCGCCATGTTGCAGATGAAACGCCCGACGGTGCAGAGCTGGAAACAGCGCGACGGCTGGGACAGCGTTGCCCCCATCAGCCGTGTCGAAATGAGCCTGGAAGCGCGGCTGACCCAGCTCATCATCAAACCGCAGAAAACCGGCGGTGACTTCAAGGAAATTGACCTGCTGGGACGCCAGATTGAACGACTGGCACGGGTAAATCGCTACAGCCAGACCGGCAACGAGGCAGACCTTAATCCGAACGTCGCTAACCGCAACAAAGGCGGGCGGCGCAAACCGAAAAAGAATTTTTTCAGTGACGAGGCCATCGAAAAGCTGGAGCAGATTTTCTTTGAGCAGTCTTTCGAATATCAGTTGCACTGGTATCGCGCCGGGCTTGAGCACCGCATCCGCGATATTCTGAAATCCCGCCAGATTGGCGCGACGTTTTATTTTTCCCGCGAGGCGCTGCTGCGTGCCCTGAAAACCGGTCATAACCAGATTTTTCTGTCGGCCAGTAAAACGCAGGCGTATGTGTTCCGCGAATACATCATCGCCTTTGCCCGTCTGGTTGACGTTGACCTTACCGGTGACCCGATTGTCCTGGGCAATAACGGCGCAAAACTGATTTTTCTCGGCACCAACTCCAACACCGCACAGAGCCATAACGGCGACCTGTACGTCGACGAGATTTTCTGGATCCCGAATTTTCAGGTACTGCGTAAGGTGGCATCAGGTATGGCCTCACAGAGTCACCTGCGCTCGACCTATTTCTCCACCCCGTCCACGCTGGCGCACGACGCCTATCCGTTCTGGTCCGGTGAACTGTTCAACCGGGGACGCGCCAGCGCCGCTGAACGCGTGGAAATCGACGTCAGTCATAACGCCCTTGCCGGTGGGCTTCTCTGTGCGGACGGCCAGTGGCGGCAGATTGTCACCATTGAAGACGCCCTGAAAGGCGGCTGCACATTGTTCGACATTGAGCAGCTCAAACGCGAAAACAGCGCCGACGATTTTAAAAACCTGTTCATGTGTGAATTTGTTGACGACAAGGCATCGGTGTTCCCGTTCGAGGAGTTGCAACGCTGCATGGTCGACACGCTGGAAGAATGGGAAGACTACGCGCCGTTTGCCGCAAATCCGTTCGGCCCCCGCCCGGTATGGATTGGTTACGACCCGTCACACCGTGGCGACAGCGCCGGATGCGTGGTGCTGGCACCGCCGGTGGTGGCCGGAGGTAAATTCAGAATACTTGAGCGTCACCAGTGGAAAGGCATGGACTTTGCCACCCAGGCGGAGTCCATCCGCAAACTCACCGAAAAATACAACGTCGAATACATCGGTATTGATGCCACCGGCCTCGGTGTCGGCGTGTTCCAGCTCGTGCGCTCGTTCTATCCCGCCGCGCGCGATATCCGCTACACACCGGAAATGAAAACCGCAATGGTGCTCAAGGCAAAAGACGTCATCCGCCGTGGCTGTCTGGAATATGACGTCAGCGCCACCGACATCACCAGCTCGTTTATGGCTATCCGCAAGACCATGACCAGCAGCGGACGCAGCGCCACCTATGAGGCCAGCCGCAGCGAGGAAGCCAGCCACGCCGACCTCGCCTGGGCGACCATGCACGCCCTGTTAAATGAGCCACTCACCGCCGGTATCAGCACCCCGCTGACATCCACCATTCTGGAGTTTTACTGATGAGCAAGAAAAAAGGGAAAACACCGCAACCTGCGGCAAAAAAAATGACCGCCAGCGCCCCGAAAATGGAGGCATTCACCTTTGGTGAGCCGGTGCCGGTACTCGACCGCCGTGACATTCTGGATTACGTCGAGTGCATCAGTAACGGCAGATGGTATGAGCCACCGGTCAGCTTTACCGGTCTGGCAAAAAGCCTGCGTGCTGCCGTGCATCACAGCTCACCGATTTACGTCAAACGTAATATTCTGGCCTCGACATTTATCCCGCATCCGTGGCTTTCCCAGCAGGATTTCAGCCGCTTTGTGCTGGATTTTCTGGTGTTCGGTAATGCGTTTCTGGAAAAGCGTTACAGCACCACCGGTAAGGTCATCAGACTGGAAACCTCACCGGCAAAATATACCCGCCGTGGCGTGGAAGAGGATGTTTACTGGTGGGTGCCGTCCTTCCATGAGCCGACACCTTTCGCGCCCGGCTCCGTGTTTCACCTGCTGGAGCCGGATATTAATCAGGAGCTGTACGGCCTGCCGGAATATCTCAGCGCCCTTAACTCTGCCTGGCTGAATGAGTCGGCCACGCTGTTCCGCCGCAAGTATTACGAAAACGGCGCACATGCCGGATACATCATGTACGTCACCGATGCCGTGCAGGATCGCAACGATATCGAAATGCTCCGCGAAAACATGGTGAAGTCGAAAGGCCGCAACAACTTTAAAAATCTGTTTCTCTATGCCCCGCAGGGGAAAGCCGACGGCATTAAAATTATCCCGCTCAGTGAAGTGGCGACGAAGGACGATTTTTTTAATATCAAAAAAGCCAGCGCCGCTGACCTGCTGGACGCACACCGCATCCCCTTTCAGTTGATGGGCGGCAAGCCGGAGAACGTCGGGTCACTGGGAGATATTGAGAAAGTGGCAAAGGTCTTTGTCCGCAATGAGCTTATCCCGTTACAGGACAGGATCCGCGAGATAAACGGCTGGCTCGGTCAGGAGGTCATCCGCTTTAAAAACTACTCACTGGCCACTGACAACGGCTGAACATCGCCGCCTGCGGGCGGCTTTTTTACAACCCGCCATCACGCCCTCACACGCTCACCACCGCACAAAACAGCCCGCATACACACCAACGCCCCGGCGAACAATCTAAACGCCATCACGACGCGCTCAGACGCTGAAAAAATAAAATCAGCACCACCGCCAGCGCGCAGTGCTTTCCCCGCCTCGCCTGCCCGCTTTATGGGTCGGTTTTAATGCAGGTGCACGAATACACCGGAGGCGCGCCGGCACTGGTGGCGCTCAGACGCAACAGGGGAGGAAAACGCATGCAATTGAATGCATTTCTAGGCACACCTAAAAATGAAAAAATGTTATGACAATTAATCATTTTAAACACACTGATTAAGGGTAGAATTCTCCTAGTAAAATCATAGAAAAACCGCTATCAAACCAGGCTTTTGCCTTGCTTCATTTTTTTAGATGAGTCTAAAAATTTGAAATTACCATTAGATGAAAATATTCTTTCTGCGGTATGCCGAATGACTGAAGTATTGAAGACCGCAGCCTGCTCCTCATTACAACTGAATACACCCTCATGACCATCAAACTCGCCCGCCAAAAGAAGGTTTTTTGATACTGGGAACAAAACTAAAGTGTCTTTTACACCAAACCCGGGGGAATAAGGGCCTCGTGCTAATTCAGGATTAGTCCACATTAAGCAAACTGGGTTATCTGAAGTTATAAATGACCCTTGCCCATCAGATATGGTCATAAGTGACCAGTTGCGTTGATGCAACAACTTGGTGATAACAGGTACACATTTCATTTCCATATCTATCATGAACTCTCTGATTACATTGATTTCGAAATTATCCCCATCCACAAAATTTTTAATTTTTTCGTAAGCGAGATCATATGGCAAAGACTCACCCATTTCTTTCTCATAAGCTAATTTGCAATCGTCCCAACGCTCAGCCGAACTAACTGAGGATTTCATGATAAACTTTGCTATTTGTTTCAATGGAGATGATAAATGTTCTCGCTGAGCAGGCGTACGTATTGCCAATAAGGAAATAAACTCCAGAATAACATCTTTGGTTTCGCCTGAAAACTCGCCCCCCTCCTCAAGTTTTCTTAAATGAGTAGCGACACTGCCTTCAAACTCTGCAAGAGAACTCTCGAGATAGTTTGGGTCAACTCCATCCAATTCTAATCGGTTGAAATCTCTAACCCCCCCGACATTGCGAGTATTACTCTCAAAGGTTTTGCGCTCCTTTAAATCTATTACAGTTAATTTTGATTTTTTCCCCCCATTACTTGTAAACCCTTTCAAATAACATTGGGATAAAAAATGATGATGCCTTGCAACACTCATACTCAGCTCCGTTATGGCTATAATCGCATAAATAATAAGCACTTATATTGCAATCATCTAGTTAAATACACAATATTTATGACTCCGAAATTTCATTAAATCACTATTGATAGGTTTTACCAATTAGTGCCAGCTCGAAATGGATGCGTGGAATCTGCGAACGTTCAGCCTTTGTCATCCGCCCTGATGGCGCTATCTGGTACGGTTTTAATGGTTCGCAGTTTCTTTGTTGCCAATTCGGTCTCGGTGCACCATGTTTTAATGCACTCCTGAGCACCGTCACAACTTCCGGGTCATCCCATCCGATAACACCACTATCAACCAGATTTAACACCGCTGCGGCATGCTCAGACGGTGTAGGGTGCATAACCGGAACGTCACCGCCGGTGAACTTTCCACAGTTATTGACAGGACTCCGAGGCGCTGCGATGCCGCTTTTTAAAGTCAAAGGCTCAACGACCGGAACTTTCGGCACAATGCGCCAGTTCGTCGTTCTGGTGATATGAATATGACGCGCGCCGAGATGCGGCGCGTAAATGCCGACCACTCTCTCGACCTCTTCCTCGTACTCGTTAACATCATCCGACGGGCTACGGGCAACCCTGACAGTCTGACAATCGCGCGGGACATTTGCCCCACCCTGCGCGCTGATATACAACGCAAAATCACCACTGTCTGCGGCAGCGCGAGCAGCCTCGACGCGTTCGTCAAACTCATCAGCAATACTGACGCCGCGAGGCAATTTGCGTAGTTCACGGTAAGCCCCCATTGTCGGCAGTCCAACCGTTTTAAATTGCGGGATGCGCCACGTTGACGCCCATGCGGTAACAGCCGCGGCAGTATCTTTAAGCGGCTTACCGGTATCGTTATCGAGCTGACCATCCAGTGCATAGCCGTCGATATTTTTTGAAATGTATTTCGCGATATATCCCGCAGCACCGCCCCGATTAAGGTGTTTTGCCTGAAAACGGTTTCGCGCGGCTCCTCTTTCGTCGCCATCCTCTTTGAGCGCATAGCGACGCATGATTTCGATAATCTGGTTACGCTGGCGCGGATTACAAAAAAGCATCATATGCCAGTGCGGCGTTCCGTCGTGGTGTGGCTCGACGACACGCAAACCGTAGACCTGTAAATCATTATCCTTGAATGCCGTGCGCATCAGGCTCCAGATACGGCAGAGATAACGCTGCGCATCCTTTGGATTGAATGCCTCATCATTCCAGCCGTGATTAAGCTGGACGGTTTTACTTTCGCCTTTTCCGACCTGACGTGTCGGGTGATACTTTGACGGCGCGGTCAGCGTGATAAACATCCCCACATCACCCTCTGCGGCGGCGTAACGCTCAATACCGGCAATGGTGTTCATCAGCTCCATCCGGCGAATTTCAGGATTAGAAATACTGCCCATCACCTTACTGATAAGGTCGATGCGCTCGCCGGTTTCCCTGTTTTCAAGGTCACACGATTTAAGAAATTCCAGATTTGCCTGGCGGCGCGCACGCACATCACGAATGGCGTGTTTACTGGCATAAGGAGAACGGTCTTTATTGACCTCCCCGACAGCTATCAGTAACGCTTCATGCCAGCGCATACGCTGGCCTTTAAGCTGATGAGTCCACCACTCATCGTTAAACAGACGGGCAATGGCAGAATATGCCTGCCTCGTGGTCATCAGCCCTTTACGGTATTTTTTCCAGTAGAGAGGGGAAATATTGAAAGCACGTGCAGCGCCAGCAACATGACCATAGAGGTGAGCCTGCGCCTCATCCGTAAACAGCGATTCTTTTTCGCCATGCGCATCCACCCAGGCATCGCTGAGTTCCTCATACATCATGAAAAGCTGCGATGAGATACGGGCAGCAAACTTTTTCAGCTCCTTGTCATTCATTCCCGGCAGGCGCGCATAGTGGTCACGCTCTGCCAGAAACAGTAACGACGCGTCGGTGTTCATTTCATGGCGCTGATTCACACGCTCAATGCGCGGCCATAAACGACGCTGAAAAGTGGATGTGAGGAAATAAAACCCGTGCACCGGGCTTTTATTGCGCCGGATGTAGTCATAGCGTGAAGTAAACAGCGAGCGCAAAAAGTAAGGCAGGCGGTTAATCGTGGATAAAACACCTTGCACCTGACGCATCTCGTCACGTGTAAGGGGTCTTTCGCGCCCGACGGCCTCGCGTGGCGCGTTCCATGCATAAGCACCGGTAAACGCCTTACCGGTGCCTGCAGCAAATGCTGACGGAGGGACAAAACGCCCGGAGGCTTTAACGGCCATATGAGCCAAAAGCCTCTGAACAACGCCTGCTGAGTTGCTCAACCTGCGCGTTTAAATCAGCAAAAGACTTTGCGCTTCCGATCAGAATATCGTGATGCATCAGGCCGGAAACGAGCTGGCTTAATTTCGGGTAATAACCAACCACCGCCAGCCATTCCTGACCGGCGTTTTTACCGCTTTCCGCTCTCTTTTTCTCGTGGAGAATAAACTGAAAGCTGTCACTGGTAACGACATAACGTTCGCCAATTTCAATACGAATGCTCATGCCATTCTCCGGTAATGTTTGTTTTTTGCTTCAAAGACTGACTGACAGGAAACACAACGCGTGGCTGACGGATAAGCCGCACGACGGGCAGCAGGTATTGGCGCGTCACACTCTTCGCAAACCAGCGCAGAAGCACCGCAATGTTTTACTCTTGCCGCGTTAATCTGGCGCTCCAGTAATTCAGCCTGTTGTTCCTGAATAAAATCTACGTTGTCCGGCATTACCAGCTCCTTTTGTCGTTAAGTTTTTTAAATTCATCAGCGCAATAGCTGGCAATTTCTGTCGTTAATTTCGTCAGTTCATCCACGGAGGAGATTTGCTTGTGAAATACAGCGCGTTTAACAAGTAAATTGACCACATCAGACAGGAGATTTAATTCGTTCTGATAAATCGCGATAACAGACTCAGTTATTTCGCGTTTTTCTTTATCAAGACCAAGTTGAATAAGAGATAAATCGCCATTTTTCATAACAGCGATTTTTAAGGCGTTATTCAGTAATACAACTGAATGAGAACAGGACATCAAAGCACCTCCCCGCGAGATAATCCGATATTGTGAAATTTTTCCGACTCCTGACTGAGCAGCTCGACTATCTCCACGCGGGATAACTCCGCCTTTGTGATGTGGCGAATCATGGCGTCAAGATGAGAAGAAAAGCGCGTCGCTGCGTCGGCCTGTGCTTCGGTTCTGGCCTGTTGCAGCAGTAATGCGTATTTACCGCACTGATTTTCAGAAACTGTATGCATGACTTTCTCCAGGCAAAAAGAAGCCCCGCACGATTAAGTGCGTTAAAAACTCTGGTTAATTACTTAATGCAGATATTGCTCTGGTTTTACCGACGTCAGAATTGTCGGTGCATACTCAAACAGACTGAATAATTCACGTAACGCACGGAATAAAGCATCACGCCAGTAACATGACTCTTCATTAATTCGCCAGTATGGCTGGTTAAATTCTTTTTCAGTCAATCCGGCATGCATAAATAAAGTACGGCGCTGACTGACTGTTAAAAAACTAATATATGCATACTCACTTGCGCCAACCTGACGGCGTTTTGAGAATGCCCCACGCAATTCATCAATTGCACATACCAGTCGTTCACGTTCGACGTCGTTCATTTCTTCAAAACGCATCGTTGCGTGACGCTGTTTTAACTGCGCATGGAAGCAAACCGTTAGCCGTTCACGTTCCATCATCTGATTATAATAATCGCATGTATCCTGCCAGCGAGGGACGGCCAGATGCTTACCAATTATCCGGCGCATAGCTGCTGGCTGTTTTTCAACAAGATTGAGCGTCATCACTGTCATTTCCAGACCCTCCGGCTTTTCAGAAAGGTCAGAGCCTTCTTTAACGGACTCTGTTTTTTGGTGCGGATAATGATTCCCTTACGCCCCTTACCGTGGGTAATGGTGAAGTCAATCGCCCTTGGGCTTTCGTTACGCAATAACTGAGCAATACAACGAGGCTCGTTCATCCTTTCCACCTTAAGCCGCACGGCCATGTCTTGATTTGCTGTAACTAATGCGATTTTTCCAGTCATGCCATTCTGTCGGAGCTTCATCAACTAGCTGGGCTGCGTACTTGTCCCACTCACGGCGATTAATCCATAACTCAGCATGACCGCCCGGCTTTAATGGGTCCGTCATATAAAAGGCTGGTAACTTGCCTGCTTTCGCCATTTCAGCAACAGCGCGAGGCGTCTTACCGATGTAAAGAGCAAAACCCTCTTTCGAGAGCAAATCCGACGGTGCGGCTGCAAGTTTGATGTCACATTTTTTACTTTTTGTGAGATCAGATACTTTTTCTCCAACATCGTTATTCATTTCTGATCCAATACTCATTTTGATATCCTCAACTTTGGTGCCATTCAACCAGAGCTATTTGAAGCCGCTCTGCGTTGTTCTGGTGTGTCGCATACAACATAAATTACGAGATACGACAATTCATGTCAAATACACAAATCACATCTCAAGCAGAGAAACTCGCACTTATTCGGGAATCAGAAAGAATGACAAGGAAGCAAGTTGCTGAATTAACTGGAATTAACTACAACACCTATGCTGGATATGAGCAGGGAAAAGTAAAGATGTCTTTTGACGCAGGTATGAAATTTTTCAAGCCAGAAAGATTTCGCAAGTACCGTGACTGGTTCATGTTTGATGAAACTGATCCCGCTGGCGGACAAATAGCCCCGGCGCTCGCGCACATTGGGCAAGACTCAACAACCTTGCACCACTCAGACCAAAAGACTGGCTGACGATTTATTCAGCATATGTGTGCAGTAAATGTACGAAAGAAAATTGCATTAATTTTCAAGTAGTAGAAGTAAACAGCGTCATCGGAGGGCTTTATGTCTATTAAAAAGCTCGATGATGGTCGTTATGAAGTGGACGTCAGACCGCAGGGTGCAGATGGAAAACGTATCAGGCGGAAATTTAAAACTAAAGGTGAAGCTCAAGCATTCGAACGTCATGTGCTGGTTAACTACTAGACTGGCCCCCTGAATCTCCAGACAACCAGTATCACTTAAATAAGTGATAGTCTTAATACTAGTTTTTAGACTAGTCATTGGAGAACAGATGATTGATGTCTTAGGGCCGGAGAAACGCAGACGGCGTACCACACAGGAAAAGATCGCAATTGTTCAGCAGAGCTTTGAACCGGGGATGACGGTCTCCCTCGTTGCCCGGCAACATGGTGTAGCAGCCAGCCAGTTATTTCTCTGGCGTAAGCAATACCAGGAAGGAAGTCTTACTGCTGTCGCCGCCGGAGAACAGGTTGTTCCTGCCTCTGAACTTGCTGCCGCCATGAAGCAGATTAAAGAACTCCAGCGCCTGCTCGGCAAGAAAACGATGGAAAATGAACTCCTCAAAGAAGCCGTTGAATATGGACGGGCAAAAAAGTGGATAGCGCACGCGCCCTTATTGCCCGGGGATGGGGAGTAAGCTTAGTCAGCCGTTGTCTCCGGGTGTCGCGTGCGCAGTTGCACGTCATTCTCAGACGAACCGATGACTGGATGGATGGCCGCCGCAGTCGTCACACTGATGATACGGATGTGCTTCTCCGTATACACCATGTTATCGGAGAGCTGCCCACGTATGGTTATCGTCGGGTATGGGCGCTGCTTCGCAGACAGGCAGAACTTGATGGTATGCCTGCGATCAATGCCAAACGTGTTTACCGGATCATGCGCCAGAATGCGCTGTTGCTTGAGCGAAAACCTGCTGTACCGCCATCGAAACGGGCACATACAGGCAGAGTGGCCGTGAAAGAAAGCAATCAGCGATGGTGCTCTGACGGGTTCGAGTTCTGCTGTGATAACGGAGAGAGACTGCGTGTCACGTTCGCGCTGGACTGCTGTGATCGTGAGGCACTGCACTGGGCGGTCACTACCGGCGGCTTCAACAGTGAAACAGTACAGGACGTCATGCTGGGAGCGGTGGAACGCCGCTTCGGCAACGATCTTCCGTCGTCTCCAGTGGAGTGGCTGACGGATAATGGTTCATGCTACCGGGCTAATGAAACACGCCAGTTCGCCCGGATGTTGGGACTTGAACCGAAGAACACGGCGGTGCGGAGTCCGGAGAGTAACGGAATAGCAGAGAGCTTCGTGAAAACGATAAAGCGTGACTACATCAGTATCATGCCCAAACCAGACGGGTTAACGGCAGCAAAGAACCTTGCAGAGGCGTTCGAGCATTATAACGAATGGCATCCGCATAGTGCGCTGGGTTATCGCTCGCCACGGGAATATCTGCGGCAGCGGGCTTGTAATGGGTTAAGTGATAACAGATGTCTGGAAATATAGGGGCAAATCCAACTACCACAACAAAGAGTGGCTGGAGAAGCCAGCCGACCGCCGAACTCTTACAGAGTTGTTAGGCAGATGGTGGATATATCACGGAAAATCACATGAGCGTGGAAATATTGAACGGGGGCGTTTGACGACAATAATCGCCAAATTTGCAGAAATGGGAGTGTCCAGAGCTGACCAGTTAACAAAGAAAACGATAACTGATTATCGAGTTGTAATGATGAACGATGGTCTAAAACCAGCCAGCGTAAATCGGCATCTGGCAATAATGAGCGGGATGTTCACCAAGTTAATTGACGCCGGTGAATACCACTCTCACAACCCGTTCCGTGAGGTTAAGCGGTTACGTGAAGCTGTTACAGAAATGGCTTTTTTGTCCAGTGAAGAGATTACGCGGCTGTTATCCATGCTTGATGGTGATGAGTTAAATGCAACTCTGGTCTGCCTTTCTACTGGTGGACGCTGGAGTGAAGTGTCTAATTTGAAAGCTGAACACATCATTAACCAGATGGTTACGTTTATGAAAACTAAAAACGGAAAGCGCAGGACAATTCCCGTTTCGCAGGACCTGATTAAAAGGATCAAGACCAAAAATTCAGGCAGGCTTTTTAATGCCAGTTACTACAAAGTGCGTAACGCTCTCAGGGAAGTAAAACCCGATTTACCTGACGGACAAGCAGTACATGTTTTGAGGCATACATTTGCCACACATTTTATAATGAATGGAGGTAACATAATCACATTGCAGCGCATCCTGGGTCATTCTAACATTCAGCAAACTATGACCTACGCACACTTTGCACCGGATTTCTTACAAGATGCTGTGACTCTTAACCCGGTGTCAGGAATGTCCATAATGCGTCCATAA